AGTTTACATATATAATATACAATAAAATCTTTAAAGTTTAAAACTAAACCTTAAAAGTTTACTCATAGTAAGAGTCAGGAACACCAAATGGATACGCACTTTGACCCATATTCATATACTGAGCATTAATAGCAGCAGCATTGCTAGCACCTCTACTATTTTGAAAAGCATTAGGAAATTGAGCTCTTAAAAAAGTATTAATAGTAGTAGCATCATGCCCCTCAGCTTTTAAAGCAATAGCAGATTTTCTCATAGCTTCTAAACTTTGATCCGATACTTGAGGAGATTGACCAGTAACCATATTCATCCAGTTAGTTTTATCTTTCCACTTAAGAAATGCACCTCCTCGACCATCTTCTATAGAATAATATGGATTAGTTTCATTAAGCATACCTTGTTTGCTCGCTCTATCATACTCATTAATATCATACATATCTTGAGCTTTAAGATAGTTTCTCATACTATTACGATAAGCTTTATCTTCTTGCTGAGCATTGAACGCTAACTTGTCTGCAGCATCTGCTCTATAAGCCATCACCTTATTCATAATATCTGTTTGTAAAGGACTAAACTGATTAGCTACACCAACATTCATGTTTTGATATCTACCAATAGTGTTAGCTGCTTGCTCAGCTCCTTGTGCATTTAATGCATTAGCTCTAGCAGAAAACTGCTGAGGATCCATTTGAGACATGTAAGCAGCCATCATGTTACGATTAGATGCACCTTCAGCTAACTCTCTATTAGGATCGTAGAACGTAGGTTCTGGAATCATAGCATTAAGAGGAGCAGCATAAGGAGTGTAACGTTTAGGAGGAACCATAAACTGCTTACCAAAGTAAGGACGTCTACCGCCTCCACCACCACCAGTAGTTATAGTAGTAGTAGTAGTAGGATCTTCAAAATATGTAAGCCTATCTAAATTAGGAATAATCTTTTCACATTTACCTGTAGCTGGATTTAGTGCATATCCTGGTTCACAAGTATCTGGTGTTCCTTCAGTTCCAGGAGTAACTATTTCTACTTTAGGTTGGTACTCTGGATCTTTAGCAATTCTTTCACGAACTTTTTTATTATGAGCAGCTTTTTGTTCTGGTGTAAGACTATTCCACCAAGCATTTGGATTTGGTACATATTTTTTACCTGGGATAGTTCTAGTAACTGGTTGTGTTCCAGGAGTACCTTTTATAGCATCTCTAACCTCAACAGTTTGACCTTTCTTTTCCCATATATTAGTACCAGGAATTTTTTTATATCCTTCTTTCTCATATTTAGCTATTTCTTCTTTCTTAACTGTCCTAGGAGTTGGATCACCAGTGGTACCACCTTTATCCATGTAAGAATAATTATCATCACCATAAAAACCTCCCATCTCAGCAAGTTGTTGTCCCATACCTTCTGGTAACACAGACTTAGCTACATCAGGAATACCTTGAGGAAATCCTTTCATAGACTCTTGTACTAAAGCAAGTCCACCAAGTTTTTTCTCATAGTTATCAATCATACGTGCAGCAGTAGACTTAGCCATTTTATCAGTATATGGATCATCAAGGATAGCTTGATACTTATTAATATCATACTGTTTAGCTAGTTGAGCTGGAGTAAACTTCTGTTTAGTGTTTTCTGACTTACCAAACTTTGCAAGTACAGGACCACCAATTCTTAACTTCTTAGTATCAGAATAAATAAATGTACCTTCTGGAACATTTAGTGGTGTACCACCATTGGTGTGTCTTTCACCACCAATCTTCATATGTTCTTTACGACCATCATTATTAAAGTCTCCATATGCTGTTTCACCAAGCTCAGCTTCAATATTAGCTTCTTCTCTATCTACAGGTTGTAGAGTGTTAGATACTGACTCATATGGATTATCTGTCATATCAGAATATATATTCTTCTGACCTAGATCTAATCCATAATTTGATTGACCACCATAAGCCATAGACTCTGGAGATTTCCTAATTCTTACTTTATACGTTTTCATATTATAGTATATTACAAATTTATAAAAATTCTACATCTCCACCTGAAGAAAGTATAGACTTAATTTCATCCTCTGTTAGTTCATAAACATCACCTTCTGTATAAGATACAGATCCACCATCAGCGTATAACTGCATGCCACTTAGTTTTTGATATGCTTGTTTACCTTCCCATCTTGCAAACTGTTTTATTAGTTTGTCACGTTCTGCTGGACTAAGGTCTGCTAGTACTTTATTTGTACCCATAGCTTTTACAATATCTGGAGTAGATGCATTAGTTTTATCTGGACTACCGCTAACCCATTTATTTCTAGCTTGAGATATAGTAAGATTAGAATAGTTTGGACCAAACAAAAGATCTTTAGCTGCTCTTATACCTGTTTCAAAATCTGGAAACATACTAACGTATCCATTAGAATCTCTAGATCCTTGTTTACCACCATATTTAGAAGTAAAGTCTCCATGGTGTATGTTTAAAGGATTGTTATGAGTTAAAGCAATTTCTCCTGCAGCAGGTTGAGATGATCTGTTAAAGCTTACGTGAACATGACTAGTATGAGGATTATCTCCATTATAAGGTCTCCAAGAATTAGATACAGAAGGATTCCATATCTGCTTGTTCCATATAATATAACTAATGTTTTTATCTTGGGCTTCTTTAATAAGTTTCTGGGCAATCTCTGTACCCTGATTAAGATCTGTAATGCCAATATCTAAAGCATCTCCAGTGTTATGATCACTCTTAGTTTTCTGATGTCTTTTATCTCCCCAGATACCTAGATGTTTAACACCTGGAAACTGTGTAGAAACTTCTTCCCATGTTTGTTCAGCAACTGGATTAGCTCCACTTGAAGATCTTGGTGCTGGAGCAGGACTAGATTCTGCAGGAGCAGATGTTGCATACGGTATTGGTGCCGATAGTTCAATAGGATCTACAGGCATAACAAGTTCTTCAGGAATTACTCCTCCACCATACTGTGCCATTCTAGGTAAGAACTGACCAGTGTACATACCTTTGTTTACAACATACTCATCAGGTCTAAACTCGCCAAATCTACTTCCACTAACTACATAGTCTCCACGGTTACCTGACATCTCACTAGGTACTTCAGGAAATAAAGAATCTGTAGATGTTTGACGTCTTAGCCTTTTATCAAAGTCTTGTTTTCTTTTATAACTGTTAACAAGTTCAGTACCAAAGTTTCCCCATGAAGTTAACTTATCTATACTTTCAAATGCTTTTTCTACAGGGTCACCAATATTTTTACTGTACCAACTAACTGGATTTGATGAAGTAGGTTGTAATAAAGGATTAGCATCCCCACCACCACTATTAGGATCTGTTGAGTATTGTCTAATAGGATTTCCAAAATCACCTGTAGTAGTGGTAGTACCATCAGCATTAACAGTCGTTACCTTTGGTAAAGGTGGTAAACCAGATTTACCTAATGAAAAAGCACTACTTGAAAAGCCTTGGTTAGGTATAAAAGGAAAAGCAGAAGCTGCTGCAGGTAAAATCTGAGTAGCTGAGTTTGTTGTAACAGCTGGAGTATTATTTGGTGCAGCTGCAGGTTGTATAGGTGCTTGACCAAGTGGTTTAAAATTTAACTTTGGAAACTTATTAGAAGCAAAGTTTTTAACATCAGTTATAGCATTTTCAATACCTGGTTTAATACGAGAGTTAACAAGATTATTAAAAGCAGAATTTTGCTGCTTCATCATAGCAGCATCTTGTTTAGCTTTTTCATAACCAGGATCTCCTTCAAAATAAGTAGTTCCATTAATAGACACACTGTTTCTAACAGGCTGTTGACCAGCAAGTTGAGCTTTAGGTAAACCTTTTCCTGTAATACGTATTCTCATTAGTCAATAATTTCAAAGTTATAACCACCTTGTTTTAACATCTGTAACTCTTCTGGTGTAACATCAAGTATATCACCTTCCACTAAACCACCCATTTGCTTAGCAAAGTTCTTAGCAAAGTTAGCTTTTTTTCTCATAGCTGGACTGTATCTTCCTTCTGGTGCATTAAGTATTGCAGATGCTGCTTCTTGTACTCCCATACCCATACGAGTAGCTTGAGCTTTAAATGTTCCTCTCTTAGCTGGATCTAATTGTATACCACCATATGCCATGTTAGAAAGTATTTGATTTTGTACAAATTCAGGTAGAGCTCTAAAGCCTGGATTATTTGTTCCACCGTTTTTATACCAAGCGTTACCACTAAATGTTGAGCCACCTTTTTTCATTTCCATCTCTTCCATTTCCATCTCTTCATCCTGAGCTTCAGGATTATACATCATGTAGTCAGAAATAGCATCAGCTGAATGATCCATAACAGCTAACTTAGAAGCAATCCATGGATCTAAGTTTTGATCTGGAGAAATAAATTCACGTAGTTTATTCATCTTATCAGCTACAGAAGACATTTGTCCTAATGCCATTTCACCATTAGGCTCACCACCATCTGCCATTAATTCCATTGGATCATAGTAACCACCATAACCCATGTTTCTTAAAATCTTAGCTTGTACATAGTCTGGCAATGCATCAAAGCCAGCATTGTTAGTACCACCATTTCCAAACACACCACCATAAGCTGCTTCTTGTCTACGAATTTTCTTTTCTTGTTCTAACATTTGCTTAGTAGGCTTCTTACCAGATCCTTTGTTAGCACGAATGTTATCCCATAATCCTCTTTTAGAATAAGAACCATCAGCTCTACGGATCATTTCTCCACCACCTGCAAAGATACCTGTTGTATATCCACCGTAAGCCATAGCAGCTTGAGCCATATCAGGTTGTTGCTGAGAAGCACCTTGTTGAATACTTTGAGCCATTTGCATAATAGCTTCTTTCTGTTGTTCAGGAGCCATCTGAGTAAACTGCTCTAATAACTGCTTAGGATCAATCTGATTCATCTGAGCATAAGCCTGAATAATCTGCATAATTTGATCCTGTTGACCACCTTGTTGATAATACATATCTTTATTTTTTATAAGTTACTTTAATACCGTGTTTCTTTTCTAATGGTTGTTTACCCACTTTAACATAATTACTTTTCTTATAATTTTGGCTAAAGTAATCAGCTTGTTCAGCTGTAGGGAATTGTATATACTCTCCAGTATCTTCTGCATAATTATATGCATCATCTCCAGTTAAGTATTTTAGAGTACCGTTTATATTTACAAGTTCAGGATAAGACCTTCTACTCTTTGGATCATATGTCATAAGGTGTGAACTAGTCATACCTTTACCATATCCTGGAGCTCCTTTAGGTGTAGGAATACTTAGTCCATCATTTTCTATAGCACGTCTAATAAACTCTAAGTTTCTATTAGCATTAA